CGGTGAAAAAGCTGGTTTATGGGGCACGATAACAAATACAAATTTACAAATATTAGAACAATCAGCTACAGGATATTTAAGTCAATCCATGGCATCTGGAGATGTTACACTTACTTTAACTAATGGTGCAACCTCTGATGGTAAAAATGCTTTTTACGAATTAACTGGGACTTTAACTGGTGACAGATCTTTAATCATGCCTAGCGGTGCAGAGAGATCTATTATTGTAAAAGACTCTACAACAAGAGGTAGTGGTGCTACATTCTTCTCTTTGTCCGTTAAAACAGCCAGTGGAACAAGTGTGCCTATCCCAATAAATGCAACTGTTGCAGTTGTATCAGATGGCACAAATATGAAACTAGGATTATTATCAAAAGGTTTCGGAACTATAAATTCAGCATCAGTAACAACTTACATAGCGGTGGCTGGTGATCAACTTTTAACAAACACAACAACAGCAGGAATTACAATTACACTACCTACTTCAGCTGCAACGGGCGATGAGATAGTGATAGTGGATGCTAGAGGGACTTTTGGATCTAATAATTTAACTGTAAACAGAAACGGTCACAATATAAACGGAAGTGGAAGTAACTTAGTTTTATCAACAAATGGTCAAGCTATAACTTTAGTATACGTTGATACAACTCGTGGCTGGGCTTTCAAGACAAACACAGCATAGGAGGATGAATTATGCCTCTTACACGAGTTAAATTTTTACCTGGAATAGATAAGCAAAACACAACTGTCGGCGCAGAAGGACGTTGGGTTGATTGTGATAATGTAAGGTTTAGATATCAACTGCCAGAAAAAGTTGGTGGTTGGTCCTCTTTAGTTACAGATACGATTGTGGGTGTAGCTAGAAAAATGTTTCCGTTTGTAGATTTAGATGGAAACCGATACGTGGCCATCGGAACAGATAAACTTTTATTATTATATTTTGAAGGTCAACTTTATGATATTACACCATTAGACACTCAAATAACAAATGCAACTATACAGACATTTTCAGGCTCTAGTCTAGTAACAATTACAACTAGCGCTGCTCATGGTTTAGAACCTGGCGATATTGTTTTTTTAGATGATACGACACTACCAGGTAGTAGTGGTTATTCTACTTCTGACTTTGATGATAAAAAATTTCAAGTTACGAATGTTTTAAATGCCACACAGTTTCAAGTAACAGTAACAACTTCAGGCACACCAGCAAACGCTGGTCCTGGTGGTAGTATAGATATTGCACCATACGTAAGAATAGGTCCGGCTGCACAATCATATGGTTATGGTTGGGGTATATCTGAATGGCAAGGATCTGTAGCTGGTGCTGCAACATCAACTTTGAATGGTGCACTATTGAATGATACAAATGGTACAGGTGGATCTGGAACAAATATTACACTAGCCTCAACAACAAACTTTACCGCTGCGGGTAGAATTTTAGTAGAAAGTGAATTGATATCTTACGCATCTATTGCAGGTGCAAACTTACAAACTATTGTAAGAGGAGTAAATGGAACAGATAAAGCTGCTCACTCAGATGGCACAGCTGTAACAGATGCTACAAATTTTTCTGATTGGGGTGAAGCAACAGTTGCATCAACAGTACAACTAGAACCAGGACTTTGGTCATTAGATAATTTTGGACAAGTATTGGTGGCAACGATTGCAAACGGTAAAACATTTACTTGGGATGCAGGAGGCGCATTACCTTTAACAACAAGAGCTGCAACAACTACTTCTGGTTTTGCAACAGGAAACAATCCAACTGCAACAAGAGCCAGCTTAATATCCCCGACAACAAGACACTTAATTCATCTTGGAACAGAAACAACCATAGGAGATCCTACAACACAAGATGATATGTTTATAAGATTTTCTGACCAAGAGGACATAAACACATATGCTCCTTCTGTAACAAACGCTGCAGGCACACAACGACTACAAGATGGTAGTAGAATTATAGGATCATTAAAAGCTAAAGAAACTATTTTGATTTGGACTGACAATGCTTTGTACACTATGAAATTTGTAGGAGCACCTTTTACATTTGGTTTTGAACAAGTAGGTACAAACTGTGGACTTATAGGTAAGAATGCTGCCGTTGAGGTGGATGGTATCGCATATTGGATGAGTCCTAATGGTTTCTTTTTATATGATGGTACGGTTAAAACACTAACATGTTCTGTCGAAGATTATGTATATGATCAACTAGATATCACAAAAGGTCAACAAGTAAACGCTGGATTAAATAATCTTTTTGGTGAAGTCACTTGGTATTACCCCACTACTTCATCAACATATAATGATCAGTATGTAGTTTACAATTATGGTGAAAGCGGTCCACAACTTCCTATCTGGTATATTGGAACTGAAGCTAGAACAAGTTGGATAGACGGGACAATATATCCAAAACCTTTTGGAACTAAATTTGATTCTACTGCAGAAGGCACTTTTCCTTCTATAGTTGGTTTATCTGGATTAGGACAAACTACTTTGTTTGAACATGAAATAGGAACAGATCAAATTAATCCTGATGGAACAACTACAACCGTTGCATCAAACATAAAATCATTTGATTTTGATTTAGATATACAAGGTACAGCAGGGCAATTCTTTTTATTTATGAGAAGAATACTACCAGACTTTAAAAATTTACAAGGTGATTCTAAAATTACTATGTCTGTAAAAAGATTTCCACAACAATCAGATAGTTCAACCACACTAAGTCCATTTACAGTTTCTTCATCTACGAATAAATTAGATACAAGAACCAGAGGACGATATGCAAATATTAAAATAGAAAATGATGGTGCTAGTCAATCATGGAGATTTGGTACGATTACACTAGACCTACAACCGGATGGTAGAAGATAATGGCAAAGATAGTAGTACGATTACCTGAACCAAAACAAGAGTATGACATCTCTAACCAAAAACAAATTAATAGAGCTTTAACTACTGTTGTAGAACAACTTAATTCAACATTTTTAGAAACAGAAAAAGAGGAGCAACAAAGATTTAATTTCTTTTTATCGTAATGGCAAATGTTTATAAAAATATACAGGCAACAATTAGTTCAGCTGGGTCTGATGTAAATATGTACACATCACCTACAGCTACCACATCTATTATTAAAACCATAAGATTATTTAATACTCATGGATCTGCTCTAACAGTTACAACTAAAGTTAGAGATAGTTCTGCTAGCACTGATTTTGAGTTTAGTACAAACGTTGTAAATGCTAGTGATAGTGCGGATATGTTGACATTTAATAATATTTTAATTTTAGAAGAAGGTGATATACTGAAGATGCAAGCTGCAACTACTGGTGTTATAAAGATGACAGCTTCAGTATTACAAATAACGAGGACATAATGCCATTTATTGAACAAGAAGCATCGCTAAGATACGAAGAAATTAACGGTAAAAGAGTGCCTATTATTACACCTCAAAGTGAGGTAACTCTTACTAATACTGTAACCGGTAAAGAATACATGTCAGATGCAGAGGCTACGGCTGATGTAAATGACCCAAACACCGACACTAAACAAGAACACTTAAGAAGAGACGTTAAAATCACAGTAGAAGCACTACCTTTGGGTGGTGATTCTAAGTTGTAAAGGAGCAACAAATATAGTATTTTTACCTATGGCAATAACTAGATCACAAATAGCAAGACAATTACTTCAACAAGGTGGGGTTAGTATGGTGGACCCTAGAATGCAACGATCTTTAGAAGAAAACATAGCGAGAAACAACGCTGCTAGAGAGATTAATCAAGCAATGAGAAAGCCTGGTGGTTTAAGAAATTTATATACTAAATATGGTTTTTCTGATCCACAAATCAGCACTCAGTTTGCACCGTCAATGTCAAGAAACAAATTTATGGAATTATCAAACAGAGAAAATTTAATTAAAGAAATAGCAGGGAGAAACAGACAACAAATGGGATCATCAAATATGGATCTGTTATTAACAAACAGAATGCGGAGTCTTGCTGAAGAAGATGCTATTAGAAGAAGAGTTTTAGCACAACAAATGAACGAAAGTGGAAGAACATTTGCTGAAGGACAGTATGCAAATGAGGCTGAAGCAATAGCTGATCTTGGTTTAGAGAGATATAATCAATTGTTTAGTAAAGGTGGAGAA